TGAAACAGGTGGTTTTAAAGCTTTCTCAGAAAACTTAAACTATTCAGCACAAGGTCTTCAAGGTATCTTTGGAAAATACTTTCCAGGTAACTTAGAAGAATCTTATGCTAGAAATCCTGAAAAAATCGCTAACAGAGTTTACGCATCTAGAATGGGTAACGGAGCAGAAGCTTCAGGAGATGGATTTAAATTTAGAGGAAGAGGTGCTCTTCAATTAACTGGAAAAGACAATTATAAAGCATTTTCAGATTACTTGAAAAAACCAGAAATCATGACTAATCCTGACTTAGTAGCTACAACTTATTCATTTGAATCAGCAATGTTCTTCTTTGATAAAAATAAATTGTGGTCAATATGTGATCAAGGAATCAACGATGCAGCAATATTAGCATTAACAAAAAGAATTAACGGTGGTACTCACGGGTTAGAAGACAGAAATCAAAAAACTAAAAAGTATTACGAATACGTTAAATAAGTTACTATAAGATGAAAACTTCACTATTAATTACATTATCATTGACAACAGCATGCGCCTTTATAGGTTCATATTTTATGAATCTTACAGCAGATAACATCGAACAATACCTTTCAGTAGCATTTGTAATTTTTGCAGATGGATTTTTTGGCGTGTGGGCTGGAATCAAGAGAGAAGGATTCCAAACTCGTAAAGCATTAAGTGTAATAAAAACATTTTTATTTTGGATAATAATGCTCTCAGCTATACTAACAATAGAAAAAGGATTTACGGGGACAGCTTGGTTAAGTGAAACAATTATGGCTCCATTTTTAGTATTTCAATTAATAAGCATATTAAAAAATGCTTCAATGGTTGGAGTAGTTAAAAATGAGTTACTAACTCAAATCTTAGATAAGTTAGATAAACATAAAGGACAACGAGAATAATTATAAAGATAGGTTGGATTAGTTCCAACCTTTTTTTATATTTATCAATATGACAAAATTAAAACAAAGTATATTTCCGTTTCTGATAGCATTCGCTGCTTTATCAGTATCAGCCTCAGCTGCATTTTATTCAGTTAGTGGGTTAAGTAAATTATTTGCTGGTGCTTCATTAGAAGTAATTGTAATGGCTAGTTCATTAGAATTTGCAAAATTAGTTATTGCCTCTCTTTTATATCAATATTGGGGTTCAATAAACAAAGTACTTCGAACTTATCTTTCGATAGCTACTGTAGTGTTAATTTTAATTACCTCAATGGGTATTTATGGTTTTTTATCTGCTGCTTACCAAGAAACCGCTAATAAAGCGGGTAGTGTAGACGCTCAAGTTGAATTGTTGGAAACTAAAAAACAAAACTTCATACAACAACGAGATTTATATAATACAGAAAAAACTAACTTAGTACAAGGTATTACTCAATTACAAACAGGTTTAGCAGGTAATAAAACTTCATATGTTGATAAAAAAGGTAGATTAATCCAATCAACAAATGCTGCTAATACAAAATCTTTTGATAAACAGTTAGATAAATCAAATGCTCGACAATCTGAAATTTCATCTAAATTAGATGCTATAAATGATTCTATATTTAAATTAGATACTAAAATAGTAGAAACTAAAACAAATAGCGATACTGCTGGAGAATTAGGACCCTTAAAGTATTTATCTAATCTTACTGGTACTCCTATGGATCAGATTATTAATTATTTATTATTAGTAATTATATTTGTTTTTGATCCTTTAGCTATATCTTTAGTAATTGCAGCTAACTTTGCTTTTTCTCAAGCATTCCCAAAAAAAAATTATAAAGAAAATTTATACGGGGAACAAGAGGAAATTAAATTAGAAGATATATTTAATGAAGAAAAAAAAGAAGGTTTAAAAGAATTTATTTCAAAACATAAACAAGAACAAAACATTATTGATATGATGGAAGTTGATGAAGTAGATAAATTTTATTTAAAACCTGAAAATGATGAAAGAATGAATATCATAGGACAAAATGGTAATGATGGGTTACATTATGAATCAAACGTTTTAGATACAAATAAAGATGGAGTAGTTGATGGTGAAGAAGTTAAAACTGCTCAATCACGACTTGTTCAATTATACCACTTACTTAATTCTAATATATCTTCATGGAGAAGAAGAAAAATTCAAAACGAAATTAATACACTTAACTCCGCCCTAAATGACGACGAAACAAAAACTTATTAGCCTATTATTATTATTTCCCCTATTATTATTTGGGCAATTAAGAGACAGTGTTTATGTAAAAACTGACATTTATGAAGTGATGTACTCTGAGACATTAGAACAACCACTTTGGGTAAAATATCAGGTTCAGTGTACTGGAGTAGGAGCATCTAGAAAAGGTATGGATTTTTATACTGTAAAAGATGTCAAAACCTCAGATGCAAAAGATTATGAGAAAAATGAATGGGACAAAGGTCATGTAGCACCAGCTGCTGATTTTAATTGTACTAAAGAAATGTTATATAAAACATTCTCATATTTAAATTGCACATTACAACATGAAAAACTAAACAGAGTTCATTGGAGACTTTTAGAAGACTATGAAAGATTATTAGCATACTCTGAAGGACCAGTATTTGTTGAAGTTAAAGTATTATTTGATAAAATTCCAAAACGAGTAAGTACGGGTGCAGCTATTCCAACTGCTTTTCTTAAGATAATAAAAACAAAAACTAAAACAATTAAATTTTATTTTAAAAATGAACCACCAACAAAACCAACATTTGTTGATTATCAAGTAAAATAATTTAAAAGTATATACAAAAAAATTAGGCTCCCGTAGGGAGCCTTCATACATTTACCACATAATAATTAAAACAAAAACATATGAAAAAAGTAATTCCACTTGTTGGGATAGTGCTTATGGTTGCGGGGTTGACCGAGTTACTAGATTTAACATTTTATTTAATGAACCAATCAGATACCTTTGTATTTAATTTAGGGTTGGTATCTTTAGCGTGTATTTTCATTGCATTCGGTTTTTTAGGAATGTATACGTACAAATACCTTTCTACGTTTAAAGAAGAAGAAAAAGAAGAGTAGTTATGGAAATGTTTTTTTTAATACTTGTATTAGTTATTTTAGGAGTAATAATATTAGGTACTATAATAGCTCATATTGTACTTTTAAATGATGAAGGAGGTATATTAGATGAGAAAGTATTAGAGGATTATCTAAATACTTTATCTGATAACTATGAAATATACCGCTCAGAATATACAATTAGTATAGTGCCTTTATCTCCAAGTACCTTAAGAAAACAGATAGAAGTATCATACCCCGCTACTACATTACTACTTCCTTACTATATACAAGGAGTAGGAGTAATTCCAATTTGGAGTAAATCAAAGAAGAGGATTGATGCTATGTTTGAATCATCACCTAAAGTAGATTGGAAAAGAAAAAAATTAGGATTATAATAAAAGATTTCGTATATTAAACAAATAAATAATTAATTTAAACAACAAGTTATGAACAGAATTTTAGTAGTATTAGGATTAGTAGTGTTATTAGTAGTGGGAGTTTTCTCATGTGAAAGAATTGACGCAGGTCATGTAGGTGTAAAAGTGAATCTATATGGTTCAGGTAAAGGAGTAAGTGATGTTACAGAATGTACTGGATTAGTATTTTACAATCCAATGTCAACAAAGATCTATGAATTTCCAACTTATATCCAACACAAAGAATATAAGAAATCAGATGAAGGAGATAATTCATTTATTGTAAACAGTAAGGATGGATCAGAATTTAGTGTATCACCTATTATGAATTACTCAGTACAGAGAGAAAAAGTACCAGCTATCTTTGCAAAATATAGAAGAAGCTTACCAGAAATCGAAGAAGGATTCTTAAAGACAGCTGTATACGATGCCTTTAGATTAGCAGCAAATAAATACACAGCAGATGGATTGATTTCAAATAGAGAAGTATTTGAGGTTGAAGTAAGAAGAATATTAGTATCACAATTACAGAAAGAAGGATTCATATTAAATCAATTCACATCAAATCTAATCTATCCAGATTCATTTAAGAAAGCTATTAACGCTAAGAATAATGCCGTACAATCAGCTTTAATGGCTGAGAATAAAGTTAAGCAGGCAGAAGCAGAAGCAAAAATTAAAGTAGCAACAGCAAATGGTAATGCAGAAGCTTTACTAGCAAATGCTCGTGCCGAAGCTGAATCAAATAGATTAAGACAACAAACATTAACTCCGATGTTAATCCAACAACAATGGATTGAAAAATGGAAAGGTAATGTACCAACAACACAATTAGGATCAGGTACTAGTGTATTGTACGGATTAAAATAATTTAAAAATAAATGTGCGAAAATTAGGCTCCCTAAGGGAGCCTTCGTACATTTATCAAATAAATTGAATAATCAATTAAATAATAAAGGTTATGGTAAAAATGTATAGTCCCGTCTTAACTAGACCTCAGTTAGAAAAAGAATTATCTAAATTGCGTAAATTAAATTATAATGCTTTTAGATGGTGGAGAATGTATGACGTTAAATCTCCTAAATTACATCACCGTTGTCCATTAATTGATCGTATTAAAAATGGTGATTTTGATTATTCACATTACAAATATCAAGTTGAATGGTGTGAGCACGAAATGAATGATATATGGGATCAGTGTCGTCCTGATATGCAAATGTTTGTAGAAAAAACCTCATTATTACGATCTCGTAGAAAACGATTAACCGATGATTTTAATAAAGATGAAGCTGAAAAATTAGAGGTAGTTATTAAGGCATTTGTAGAATCATTTAGTTGTACTAAAGAACAAGTTTATGAAGAAATTGATAAATGTAGTGGAACCCTAAAAGATCTTTATTATATTATAGAGAGTAAATACGGTTATCTTTTTTCAACTGTTCCAAATATGTTTAAAACATCTAGAAGAGGACGACCAGCTAAAATAAAAATATAATGAAAATATCTCACGAAGTACCTAGGTGTTTATTATCGGTATCATCTGAATTTAACGATTACGATTACTGTCTTCCTCATTTAATGGATGAAGATGAAGAATATAGACAATATTTTTACGATGCTAAGGCAAAGGGTAGATATATTGTAATGGATAATTCATTACATGAATTAGGTCATGCCTATGATCATGATCGTTTATTCTATTGGATGAATGAAATTAAACCAAATGAATTTATTGTTCCTGATGTTTGGATGGATAAAACATCAACTCTAGTTAATGCAAAATACTGGAAGCAATATAAATATCCAAAAGAAACAACAGCAGTTGCAGTAGTTCAAGCTAAATCGTATGGTGAAGCAGTTGAATGTTATACGATATTGCGTGATTTAAAGTATAGAAAAATAGCATTTTCATACGGCGCTGATTGGTATGCTGACTTAATTAATATACCGAATAAAACGCTAGCTAAAGCGATAGGACGCATATATACTATATCAAAAATGTATGAAGATAAAATTATTGCATCTAAAGATAGAGTACATTTATTAGGTTGTTCTGTACCTCAAGAATTTAGTTGGCATAGAAGTTTCCCATTTATTGAATCTATTGATACTTCAAATCCGGTAATGGCTGCTTTAGAAGGAATACGATATACTGAACAAGGTTTAACAATTAAACCTACAGCTAATATGAATACTCACTTTAACATCGATTTTAAAGATGTTAATTACGAGGATGTTATTTATAACACCACAATGTTTAGAAAAATTAATGGTTTTAAATTAAAATAGAAAGTTATGACAGAAGAAAACAATTTACCCTACATGATGAGTTTGTACGATTATTTAGGTAAAGCAGCTGGGCCCGAACTTGGGAAAGAAGTTTGTGAAGTCGCAGTTAAATTAAAAGAAACAATTCAGGAAAGAGAAGTTTCAAATCCAAAATATACTGGAAAAATAAAATTATATCGTAGAGAATTTCTTGATACTCTC